AAGTCTTGATAAATCTGTTTTATCTAAATCTTCGCATCCATTTGTAAAACTTTGGTTTAGTTTTAAAGAGTCGGAGCATAATGTAACTACTTTTGGAGAAGGTATTTTAAATAAAATAGAAGATGGTAGAATTTATACAAAGTTTAAACCTATATTAGATACGGCAAGAATTGCATCAAGAAAGGGAGAAATAAATTTCTTAAACTTCCCTGCACAAAAAGAAACAAGAGAATGTTTTGAGGCAAATGAAGGGTTTAAAGCTATTGTAGCAGATTATGAAGGACAAGAAACTGTTGTAGGTGCAGATATTACGGGAGATGAAGCTATGATACAATCTATTGTAGATGGACTTGATTTACATTGTGCTTTTGCAAGAGTGTTATTTCCTGAATTAGAAAATCTTTCTGATGATGAAATTAAGAAAGACCATAAGAGCAAAAGGAATGCATCTAAAGCCCCAAGATTTTGTTTCCAATTTGGTGGCACTGGATATACATTAGCAATGAATGAGGGAATGTCTGTAGAGGAAGGAATGAGAATAGAAAAATTGTTTAAACAATTACATTCAGGAATTTATGCTTATGGAGAAAACAAATTAGAGGAATCTATTGAATTAGGATATATTGAATATGCCTATGGGTTTAAATTAAGATTGCCATTCTATGATAAGTTTCAGCCATTACATGAGTTTATTAAAAATCTTCCAAGTCATTTTTGGGAAGCATATAGAATTGGAAAGAGAGAATATCAAGCAAATAAAATGGCAAAAGAAGCAGGAGATATATACAGAATAATGGACTACCCTTCTTATAATTTATATACAGAAAATAAAAATAGAATATCAGAATATTTTAGTAGAAAGTCAGAATATTTTAGATTGTGTTTAAATGCTCCTACACAAGGAACTGCGGCTCATCAAACTAAATATGCTACAGTGTTATTGTTTGAAGAAATAGAAAAGAATAATCATTATTGGAAAGCAAGGATTGCTAATGTTATCCACGATGAAATATTTTTAGAAGTGGAAGAAGAATTAGTACCACAATATCTTAAAGTATTAGAGAATAGTATGATTAAGGGTGGAAATGCTTTCTTAACAAATCCTATATTAAAGATGAAAGCAGATGCTAATGCAGAAAAAAATTGGGCTTTGGCAAAATAAACTTTGTATATTTGCAAAAAAATTAATTATGGCAAAGAGAAAAACAAAAGTTATTAAGACAAGGAATAATGCCACTATGACAGAGAGCCAGTTTTGGGGATTTATTAGAAGTGCATTAAGACAGAAGTCAAGATGGTGGAAGCCAATATCTTTGTGTAAAGCAAATGGTAAAAGAGCTTATAAAGGTGCAAATAAAAGACAGAAGTTTGAGTATCAATGTGCTGAATGTAAAGGATGGTTTCCTGATAAGCAAATTGCTGTTGACCATATAATACCTTGTGGAGCATTATCTTGTGCAAATGACCTGCCAGGATTTGTTGAGAGATTATTTATAGAGGTGGATGGACTTCAGATTTTATGTGACACATGTCATAATAGAAAAACCCAAGCAGAAAGAAAAAGTAAAAAAGAATAAATATGAATTTTTTAAGATTTTTAATTATTTGGATTTCACAAAATTTAGCTATTCCATTTTGGACATTGGGACATATTCATCTTATGACTAATATTTACGAGGACATACATGAAATATTTGCATCTTGTGGAATGAATATAATTGTAGCAATAGGATTTTTTATAGATTATAAACAAAATAAAAATAAATAATATGTCACCTACAGAAAAAGCAAAGGAATTATATCACAAATTTTCAATTGCATCTAAAAGTTTTATAGAAGGAAAAAAATGTGCTGTAATAGCAGTAGATGAGATACTTAAATCTAATCCTACAGAAATAAATTGTGATAGTAGTGAATTTAATTATGGTTACTATATTAAAGTAAAAAAAGAAATAGAAAAATTATAAAATAAATTAATATGACACACGAAGAATTAGGAATGATTATTCTGAAAAGCAAAAAGTTTAAGTTTCCAAAAACTTTAATAGATGAAAATCTTATTATGTATTCCTCTACAAATATTACAGATGAATCTTTAGACAACTTTGAGTTGACAGAAAAAGCAATTGCAATCTTAAATGGCAAAGAATATAAAAAAGAAATGTCACAAGAAGATTTTGAAAGTTATTATAATAAATTCACTGCCAATTATTTAGGTATTAATAAAGTGGCATTTAGTCCAAAACAAAAAGTTAAATCTAAACTGCAAACTTTTATGCAGAAATATAAAGTGAATTTGGATGTAATTTTAGAGGCAGTGGACTACTATCATAAACAATGTGCATTAGAGAATAGAATTATGTATTCATCAGATGCTCAATACTTTATAGAAAAGAATGGTGCAAGTTTATTATTAGACATCATTTCAGACATGAATAACCCTTCACAATCAATTAGTTATAGTAAATTAGTATAATGGAAATTTTAGAAACAATAAGAACAAAGAGAGACAATCTCGTAAAAGGAAATATAAATTGTATTCCTTTCCCTTTTTTAGGCTCAAGAACTGCATATAGTGGTATAGGTCCAGGACAATTAGTTTGTGTAACTGCAGAAACTTCTGTGGGAAAAACATCAATTAGTAAATATTTATATATATTTAGTGTGGCAGATTATATGCTATCTCTTCCTGAACACATTAAATTAGATTATAAATGTATTTGGTTTGGTTTAGAGGAATCTATAGAAGAGTTTAACATTAGTGTAATTCAATATGCTCTATCTAAATACTTTCAAGTCTATCTTAAACAAGATGATTTGTTGTCAAGAATAGACCCATTAGACCCTCAAATTATTAGATTGATAGAGTCAGATGTAGTACAAGATTTTTATAATTTAGTAAAAAGTTTTGTACACTTTGATGAGATGACATCTAATCCTACAGGAATATATAAAGAATGTAGAAAAATTGCTCAAGAAAGAGGTGTACATGTAACAAAAGAAATTACATTACCTAACGGAAAAACAGAAGAAAGATATAGCCACTATGAGCCACATAATCCAAATGAAATAGTTGCAGTGGTTATAGATAACGTAAACATTTTAGAGCCTGAAAAAACTGAGTTAGGAACTGTATTAGATTTATCAGGATGTATAGATAAAATGGTAAACTCTTACGCAAGAAAGCAAATGACAAAGCATTGGAATTGGCATGTATGCTGTGTGCAACAACAACAAATGGCAGCAGGAGATTTGAACCACTTTAAAGCAGGGAAGTTAGAGCCAGAGCCACAAAAGTTAGGAGATAATATTAAAGTGGCAAGGTCATATCAAGTTATAATAGGATTGTATAGTCCTATGAAACATAACATATCTACAGATTCAAGATACCAAGTTCTTTCTAATAGTGTAAATGAAGGATTGGAAGATTGTTATAGAACATTAAATATTTGTAAAAATAGATTTGGTAGAACAGGAACAAAAGAACCTCTATTCTTTAATCCTAAAGGATTTTTATTTGAAAAACTTCCTGCTCCTGATTCAGTGGAATTAGATAAATACTTAGTATTAAAAAATAATATATTAAAATAAATAATTAAATTATGGCAAGAATATTAATAGCTTGTGAAGAAAGTCAAGCAACCACAAAAGCATTTAGAAAATTAGGACATGAGGCTTTTTCTTGTGATTTACTACCTTGTAGTGGGGGGCATCCAGAATGGCATTTTCAAGAGGATATATTTGAAGTAATAAAAAGAGAACCAAAATTTGATTTAATGGTAGCTCATCCTCCTTGTACATATTTAACAGGTAGTGGGGTTCAATGGCTCTCTCATCCTGAAGATAAACATTTACCTTTTGATGAAAGAAGACCTAATCCTAAATATCCGAACAGAAGACAAGATATGTTAGATAGTGTTGAATTTGTAAAAGCATTATATAATTCTGATATTGAACATGTTGCAATAGAAAACCCTGTTGGATTATTAAGTAGTAGATGGCAAAAACCTAATCAAATTGTACAACCATATATGTTCGGAGATGAAGCTACAAAAACCACTTGTTTATGGTTAAAAAATCTTCCTCTTTTACAACCTACAAATATTGTAGGAAAAGGAGAAAGAACAGTTTTTTCTTCAGGTAAATCTCATCCAAAATGGTATGCAGATGCTTTAAAAAATGCTAAAACTAAAGAAGAAAGACAAACATTAAGAAGTAAAACATTTCCAGGTATGGCAGAGGCTTTTGCAACTCAATGGGGTAATTTTTTAAAATAATATATTAAAATAAAAAAAAATGCATTATTTTTGCATTAAATTATTAACTAATTAAATTAATTAAAATGAAAAAAAAATCAACTTGGCAAGTATTATCTGCCATAGACTGTAACAAGTTTACAGAAAAAAAGAATGGATTAACTTATCTATCTTGGGCTCACGCTTGGGGAGTCTTAAAAGAAACTTATCCTGATGCTAATTACAAAGTTATCTCTTATGATGGAAGACCTTATCTATTTGATGAGAATTTAGGTTATTTGGTAACAACAGAAGTTACTATTGATGGAGAAACTATTCCAATGAACTTGCCTGTAATGGATGGAGCTAACAAAGCACAAAAAAATGTAGGATATAAAATCACTACAAGATTTGGAGAGAAGTCTGTGGAACCTGCTTCAATGTTTGACATCAATACAGCAATTATGAGATGTTTAACAAAGAATTTAGCAATGTTTGGTTTAGGACACTACATCTATGCAGGAGAGGATTTACCTGTTGGTGCTACAGAAGAAGCTAAATCTAATAAAAGTGATGAAATTCTTACATTAGAACAACAAGTGAATAAATGTAAAACTACAGCAGAGTTAAAAAAACTATTTGATGACCAAGAAAATCTTACCACTGAGATAAAAGAATTGTTCACAAAGAAAAAAAATTCATTAACAAACAAAAAATAAAAACATGAAAGAAGTAAAAATGTATTATGGAATCACAGATTTCAAACCAATGATTGTGAATCCAAATAAAAAGGAGTTAGGTTCTTTTTTAGGTAAAGAATTGAAGTATGACCCTAAATATGTATTTGAGAAAGATGGAGTAGATAAGATTAGACTTGACATTTTTGGTACACTTCCTGAAGGTAATAATGCTAAAACAAAAGTGAGTTTTTGGATTGAGGATAGAAAAGATATTTCTAAATCAGGAAAGCAAAAATATATTAATGGTCAAGGACTCACTTCTTATAACTTAGAAAAACTACCAAAACATATTTATTCAAAAAATTTCAGACCATCATTTGTAGGAGAGGAGATATTAGCAAATTTTTTATCTAAATTGTTATCTTGGAAAGTAGATTTATTAAAAATGAAAACAGGAGAATATCCTGATAACTTTATTAATATAATGAGTCTTTTAGCAGAAGATTATTCTGAAATAGAAAGAGCTGTCAGTAAGGACAGAACAGTGAAAGCTTATATTGGAGTGTTATCACAAAACAATTATTTAGAGTCAGCTGTTTATAATAAGATGTTTTTAAACTCTATGTCTAAAAATCTTAATCCTATCATTGAGGCACTAAACTCTCAATATACATCTTTCTATGGTAATGTAGCACCAATACAAGAGAATTTTATATATGCTCCTGTAAATGCTATTCCTTTACCTCAAGCAAATGACTTTGATGAAAATTTACCTTTTTAATTAGTTTTTAGTTTAGCACGAGGGTGTATAATAATGTACACCCTTTTTAATTTTAAGAAAATGAATTACATAGATTTAGCAAAAGAATATTCAGGAGAGGGATTCAGTGTAATTCCAGTAACAAGTGATAAAACTCCTGCACTAAAAGATTGGACATGTTTCCAAAAAAGACCTATGACAGATGAAGAGTGTGAAATCCACTTTAAAAATTGTTGGGGTATTGCCTTATTATGTGGAGGTAAAAAGAAAGTGACAGGATTTGACGCTGATATGAAATATGACTTATCAGGGGACTTATTTGAAAGATTTAAAAGAAGCCTACCACAAGAATTATTGAAAAAAATGTATGTCCAAAAAACAAAGAATAAGGGATTTCATTTCTTATTCACATGTGATAAAATAGAACCTAATCAAAAGTTAGCTTCTCGATACACCACTGCTGATGAAAAGCATATCACTTATATGGAGAACTTTAACAATCCTAAAAAAAGAGATATGGCTTTAAAAATAGCCACTCATGATAAGACAAGAGTGTTATTTGAAACAAGAGGCGGAGATGAAAATACTTCAGGAGGATATGTTGTAATAGCACCGAGTCCTGGATATGAATTCATATATGGAAGTTTAAAGAAAATCACAGAAGAAGAATATGACACTATAATGGAAACTGCAAGAGAATTTAATGAAGTGGTGGAAGTTAAGAAAGACATTAGAGTGGAGAAATATAAAGATTGGACTTCTAATCCTTTTGAAGACTTTAATAAAAGATTTGATGTTGTGCATTATCTTGTACAGAATGGTTGGGAAGAAATTAGAAGTATTGGAGGTAAGAGTGTTAGACTTAGAAGAGCAGGTTCACCAAAATCTAAAAGCAGTGCTTTGTTTGATACAGAGTCAAGAATCTTTAATTGTTTTTCTACATCTACTTTTTTTGATGTGAATAGAGGATATACAGCTTCTGATATATTTATAGAAATGGAATGTGATGGAGATACATCTTTAGCTTTTAAGAAGATGGTGGATATGGGTTTTGGTATTTAAAAATTATAATTATGTGTAGAGCTATTTGTATAAATGATAAAGAAAGACCGAAAGAAATTCCTGTAGAAAAATGGATAAAGGAGAATGAGGAATACACAATTATATGGGTGTATTATTCCATACCTTCTAAAACAATGGCATTTGAGTTAGCAGAGATAACATTAGATGAAACCTGCACTCCTTATTCCTCATTTAGTGCTAAGAGATTTGCAATCCATAAAGATGACTTAGAAGAGTTCTTACAACTGATGAAAGATTGTACAGAATTTAATGATGTTGATGTCAATGAATTAATTAACCAAGAAATAGAAACTTATGCACTTTAACACATCCCAATTAGATAAGCAAACCAAGTTAGCTTTATTATTAGATGCTAAAGATTTAGCAACTTCTGTAGTTTTACATGAATTAGAGGTAGAAAAGTCTCCTAGAAGAATGCAGACAGATAAAACTTTTTCAGATATAATGACTTTATTACAAAACAATAAGATACATTTTTTTGTAAGTAAGAGATTTAATCATTTAGAGAATGCGTTTTATGGAGAAGTTTCTGCTGCAACTTTATTACCTTTAGATACCAATTATTTTATTTTCACTTACTTAAAAGCAGAGGATATAGACTCACTATTAAAAAAATATAGTTTAATATGATTCCTGTTAAAAACAAAAAGTGTATATCTTGTGGTAGGGAAGACCAACCCTGGTTTTCTAAAAAAAGGTGTAAACAATGTGCTTCTAAAGATTATAAGATTCCTAAGATTAGTCCAAAGAAAAGGATTGAAAAAAAGGAACAGTCTGATATAAGAGATGTATATTTCACCTATCATATTTCAAAGTGTAGAAAGAGTGAAGAAAGTGGTGTTCCTATTTATGAACCCAATAGAACTAATATATGTCACATACTTCCTAAAAGAACTTATAAATCTGTGCAAGGTCATTTTGATAACTACATCTATTTAACACTTGATGAGCACACTCGTTTTGATAAGCTATTAGATGAGATGGAATTTGATAAACTTAAAAAGGAATTTCCTTCTGCAATTATTATACTATATCTAAGATTTAAAAAACTTATTCCTTTTGTAACAGAAACAGATGGAAAGCTATTTAACAATTTAAAAACATATTTCAAATTATAATCATGGATGAGATTAGGTTGAGGAGATTTTCAGCATCAAGAATATCTGAATTATTAGCAAAGGGTAAAGGTAAAAGCAAACTTAAATACATCTATGATTTAGGAGCTGAAGCTTTAGGTTTTAGAAGAGACTTAAACACAAAAGAAATGAAGCATGGGATAGCCAATCAATTTGATGCCTTTGAGATATTTAGAAAATATAAAGGAGATTGTGAATGGTGGGATTCATCTATGCCTTATGGAGAATGTTTAGTGGCTACACCTGATATATTAGCAGATGATTTTGTAGCTGATGTTAAATGCCAGTTTTCTATATTAAACTTTCATAAACAAAATGAAAACCTTCCTAGAAAATATTGGCTACAATCACAAACACAGATGTTGTGTGCAGAGAAAGAATTAGGATATATTATAAACTATCTTTCTAAACCTGATGTATATAATGAAGAATGGAAAGAATATGAATTTGAAGAAAATGAAAGATTATTCATACATAGAATAGATAGAGATGAAAGTATTTTAAAAATTATTATTGCAGAAGCAGAAGCAAATTATTCTCTTATATTTCAAGCAGAAGAAATGCTTGGAGGTGCCACTATTATTGACGAGAAAGATTTCTTTTATTATGGAAAAGACTTTGAAGAATTAAGAGATTTAAATTGGACTTTAAATAAAAAAGAAGTTTTTAGATTTTTAAATAAGTTTTTTGTAAAAAAATAATTATATTTGCACTTTAAATTAAAACAATATGATAGTAAAAATTAAAAAATTGAATGAATTTGCTGAATTACCAGTTTATAGTAAGCCTGGTGACGCTGGAATGGACCTAACTTGTACAGAAGTAGAATTAGATGCTTCAGGATGTTATGTTTATAAAACAGGATTAGCTATAGAAATTCCTGAAGGATTTATGGGATTAATATTCCCAAGGTCATCCAATGCTAAGAAATCTTTAATGTTAACAAATTCAGTGGGAGTAATTGATTCAGGCTATAGAGGAGAGATTATGCTTAAATTTAAACCTAATTACCAATACTTCTTACAAACTGATGAGGTGAAGAATCAACAAATATATTTGTTAGGAGAAAGAATAGGGCAACTTATTATCCTTCCTTTTCCTGAAGTGGAGTGGAAAGTTGTTGATGAATTATCAGATTCTGAAAGGGGAACAGGAGGCTATGGCTCGACGGGGGTATAACTAATAAACTTTAAATAACATGAAAAATTACGAAATAGAAAATTATAAATTATATTTTAACACTGAACAAATATTTATTAACTATTCAATATTTAAAGAAGAGCTTAATGAAGATTTAGAAGTAGAAACTGCTTTTAGTTTTGATACTTTGTTAGCTTGGTTATTAGCAGAAGATTATATAGATAATCATTTTATAGGACCTGATGGTTTAATGGTTTCTTTCACTATTCCTGGAGAGGATAGAGATACATCTTCAACATTACATATTTCAGAGTTTTTAAATAGGAATATTTTAGATGAATTTTTAATTGATAATATATGAGTTTATTTATAATGATGCTAATAAAGGTTTTATTAGTGGGAGACAGTTTAAGTTTATATCC